AGACCGTCAAGGAACAGCTTGCGGCTGTCGAAAACCTCGAAAACCGGGCGAAAGCCAACGCTTCGCGCGAACCCGGCCGGGTGACGAGCGACAACGAAGCCAAGCGGCCATTTGCCAGCCTCGGCGAGAATCTTTTCGCCATCGCCTGCGCGATGTCCCCGCGCGACGCATTCCAGGGTCTCGGCGGCAACGTTGACAAGCGGCTGTATGAGCAACTGAGCCCGACCGGCGCATCCTCGGCCGTTCCGGCTGACGGCGGCTTCGCTGTCGGCACCGACTTTTCGACGGCGCTTCTGAATCGCGCTCGCGAGACGGCGCGGATCTTCCCGCTGACGAATCAGATCCCGATTGGCGAAGGCAGTGACTCACTCGAACTGCCGTACATCGACGAGACCAGCCGCGCGAACGGTTCCCGTTTCGGCGGCGTGCAGGCTTACTGGACCGGCGAGGCCGACGCCCCGACCGCGACGAAGCCGAAGCTCTCACGCCACGAAATCCGGCTTGAATCGCTGAAGTGCTTGGCGTATGCGACCGAGCGACTTCTGCGGAACGCCCCGGCGATGGCTGCTGTCTTCGAGAACGCTTTCGCTTCCGAAATCGCCTTCAAGTTGGACGATGCCATCTGGCGCGGCGACGGCGTCGGCAAACCCCTCGGCTTCAGCGTTCAGAACTTCGGCGGCGCCCTGATGGTCAGCGTGGCGAAGAAGAGCGGCCAGGCGGCTGACACGTTCGTGATCGAAAACGCGACGTCGATGCTGTCCCGCCTCTACCGCGAACCGGGCGATCGGATCGTGTGGCTTTGCAACCCCGATGTCATCGGCCAGTTCCCTTTGATGACCATCGGCCAGCAGCCGGTGTTCCTGCCGAACGGCAGCGTCGCCGGTGCGATTCAGTACGGCACGTTCCTCGGCTTCCCGGTGATCCCGGTGGAGCAGGCCGAAACCCTCGGCGACAAGGGCGACGTGGTTCTGGCGAACCTGTCCAAGTACGTCACCATCACCAAGGGCGGCGTGCGGGCGGCGCAGTCTATGCACTTCCGTTTCATTTACGACGAAATGACATTCAAGTGGTCCATCGACGTGAATGGGCAGTCTGCCATCAAGCAACCCATTACGCCCTTCAAGGGCTCCAGCACCCTGTCGCCGTTTGTCACGGTTGACGCTCGCGCCTAAGGAGGACACGAGATGATTCCCTACGAACTTCTGAACAATCTGCACTTCATCAAGGGCCTTGACCCGGTGGCCGATGCCTTTTCGGGTACGGTCACTTCGGACATTGTGGACATGGCGAATCACCAATCGGCCATCTTCATCGTGTACAAGGGTGTCGGTACCACCGGCACCTCGACGATCACGGTTGAGGCCTGCGACGACGTTAGCGGCACCAACGCTACGGCGGTTCCGTTCTTCTCGAAGTCGATCACTTCGACCGACATTCAGGGCGCGATGACGGCCCGCGCGGCGGCTGGTTTTGCGACCACGGCCGGTTCGAGTCAGATTTACGTGATCCAGGTGGCGACGGAACAGTTGGCGGCGACTGGTTACCAGTTCGTGCGCCTCAAGGCCGTGGAAGTGGTGGACTCGCCGGTTCTCGGCGGCATCGCTATCGCCCTGGCTGGCCCGCGCTTCGGTGGCTCGACGACCGCAACTGAAATCGCCTGAACCATGAACCTCCAACTCGTAACGCCGCCAACTGAATGGCCGCTGTATGAAGCTGAGTTCGAGGCGCACGCACGCGCTAAGGGCCAGCCTCTCGACCAGCTACAGCCATACATCCACGCGGCGGCGTCACACTTGGAAACGATCTGTAACCGTCGATTTCTCCAGCAGACCTGGAAGCTGTTCTTGGACGGCTTCCCGGCCTCTGGGGAGATCGCACTCCCCTACTCTCCGCTCGTTTCGGTCACTCACCTCAAGTACACCAACACGGCGGGAACCCAGACCACGCTACCGACGACCGAGTACGCCGTGTCGCTTCGCACTCCTGGACTTCTGCGGCTCAAATACAACAAGACCTGGCCCACGGACACGCTTGAAACCACCGACCCCATCGAAGTTCAGTTCGTTTGCGGCTGGAATAACGCGGCATCTGTCCCGCTGCCACTGAAGCAAGCTATCCGAATGCTGGCCTCGCACTTCTACGAGAACCGCGAAGCGGTCATCGTGGGCACGACGGCCGCAGTCGATGAGGCCGAACTGCCCTTCGCCGTCTCCGCACTCATTGCGCCGTGGCGGGTGTGGCTGTGAGGGCCGGAGCGATGCGGCACCAGATCCGCATCGAGCAGAAGGCCATCGACGTGTCGGGCGACGGGGACCGGACGGAGACCTGGGGCACGTTCGCCGAGGTATGGGCCTCCGTCGAGACTGGAAACGGGCGCGAGTTCTTCGCGGCGCGGCAAGTCATCGCGGACCTGACCCACACGATACGCCTACGCTACCTGCCTGGACTCGCCCCGGATATGCGTATCGCTTACGACGACCTCAAGACTGGCCGGACCCGGTACTTCGACATCAAGAGCATCCTGAACCCTGACGAACGCGACGAAATGCTCACGATGCAGGCGACTGAGGTGCTGATCTAATGGCGCGACAAGTTCGGGCGATCACCGTTTCCGGGATTGACGACCTGACGCAGCAGCTTCGCAAGCTGCAGGCGACGGCGACCGGCGAACCGATTAGGCAGGCGCTTCTCGAATCGGCGCAGATGATCCGCGACGAGGCCGCCCGCCGCGCACCCATCGCGCCCTACGCGACGCGCCAGCGCGGAAAGACGTATCAGCCGGGCGGGTTGCGGGAATCGCTCAGGGCCGCCTCTGGGCGCAAATACAAAAACTTCTTGCAGGCGTTCGCTTTCACGTTGAAAGATGCGGCACCCCACGCGCATCTAGTCGAGTTCGGGACGAAGCCGCACACGATTGCTGGCAAGAAAATGCGGATAGCGGCGCGGGCGTTCCAGTGGCTTGCGCGGGTTGGCGATCAGGTGCGGACGAAGATCCAACACCCCGGCAGCCGGCCAAACCCGTTCTTTCAAAACGCGATCAAGTCCCAACGCTTGCGGATCAAGCGGTTATTGGAGCAGCGCGTTAAAGCCGCGTTTGATGCCATCGGAAGGGCCGCATGAGGATCTATCAGGCTCTCTTCCGCTACCTGCAAACCGTGCCCGACGTGGTGACCATCGTGGCCGATCGCGTCTTCGATGCCCACGCCGATCAGGGGCGAGTGACGAAGTATCCGGCCATCATCATCGAGACGATGGACGACCAGCCGTTCCACTCCATCGGGCGGCAGATTCCGACCGCAACACGCCGCCCGGTGTCGTTGTACTGCATGGCGCAGGGCAACCCGAAGGCATCCGACGACCTGGCGGACCTCGTCTACACGGCCATCATCGGCCAAGAGCAGGCCATCGCCGACGTCTCCGGCCTCGGCGTCAAAAGCACGCACTTAAACGGGCGACGGAACGAGTACGAAGACGCCCTCGAAACCGATTCCAAGCTCTACGCCACCGTGCTGGAGTTCGACTTTATCCACGACATCTAGGAGGCCTTATGGCAATCATGGCAGGAAATGCCGGTTCTTTCCGGCTCAGCACGAACGTAGTAGCAGAAATCGACAACTGGACTCTGGATGTCTCGACCGGATTGGAAGAGACGCAGGCTTTTGGCGACGTCTGGAAAGAGCGATCCGCAACGATTCGCGAATGGAGCGGCTCGGCATCCGGGCGATTCGATGACACCGACACCAACGGGCATGTGGCCATGCAGACGGCGTTTCTCGGCGGCACCAGTGTAGCCGCGCGGTTCTACATCGACGGCACCAACTATTACAGCGGTACGGCATTCGTTCAGGCATCCATCGCCGCTGCCGAGAACGGGCTGATTACGGTGAACTACACCGTGACCGGGACCGGCGCACTGACCTACGCCTAAGGAGGCACCATGGCCGTACTCGCAGGGCGTAACGCCGACATTTACATCGCCAGTGTTTCCGGCACCAGCATGACGGGCGAGGCCACCACCTCGCTCGGCTCTGGTGTCTATCAGATCACCGACGCGGCGAAAAGAGCGATCAACCCTAACGCTGCGTTGACTGTCTTAGATGGCGTCTCGACGGTTCCATCCAGCCGGTATCAGGTAGCCTACGGAACAGGGAAGGTTTACTTCCAGGACTATACGCCCGCGGGCACCATCACCGTCACTGGTGAGTACCTGACGTTAGCCCAGGCCGCGCAGGGCTTCGAGTGGACGCTCGACGTTCAACCGATGCTCGAGGAAACCCAGACCTTCGGGGACTCGTGGAAGGAGCGCACCTGCGTTATGCGCGAGGCGACGTGTTCGTTTCAGCGGTTCTACGAGGACGAGTATTTTTTCACCAACGGCACGCGCTATTTCGTGCTGGCGTGTTATCTCAACGTGAGCGGCGCGGATCGCTACCTGTTCGGCGCGATGCTGTCGAGCCAAGGCACGACCAGCGGCGTCAACGAAACCGTCAAACAGAATGTCCAGTTCTCCGCGCATGGAGTGGTGGACTACGCGGCGAGCTAAAGGAGACACATGGGAATTGCAGATAAGATCCTCGCCACGCCACTGAAGACGGCGACGGTGGAAGTCCCCGAATGGGGCGTTACGGTGGGCATCCGTGAGATCACGGCGGCCGAGCGCGTGAAGTTCGGCGAGGACGCCAAGAGGACTCCCGCGCTCGCCGTGGTGCGGCTGGTTATCGCCACGCTGACCGACGAGAACGGCGCGAAGGTGTTCGAGCCCGCGCACCAGGACGCGCTGCTGCAGAAGTCCGGCGCAGTTCTTGACCGTGTCGTTACGGAGATTCTGAAGCTCTCCGGCATGACCGAGGACACCGCCAAGGACCTCGAAAAAAACTAGAGGGCGAGCGCAGGTTCGCCTTTGCGCTCGCCGAAATCCTCCACATGCCCGTATGGCGACTACTCGACGAAATGCCGTCGTCAGAGTTCGCCGAATGGGCCGCGTACCTAAAGATCAAGAACGACGAACAAGAAAAGGCAATGCAGCAGGCAAGGGCTAAAGGCTAATGGGTGTACTGTCTAATCTCATCGTTCGGATCGGCGCGTCGACCGACGACTTCGACAAGAAGCTGAACGCCTCACTAGGCAAGATCCAGCGCTTCGGCGCGTCGATGTCGCAGGCTGGTCAGGCTCTTTCTATCGGCTTCAGCGCCCCGCTGATCGCGGCGGGCGCTGGCGCTCTCGCTGCGGCTGCGGACATGGAGAAGCTCGAAAAGGGCCTCGCCGCGACGATGAAATCGACCACGGCGGCGGGCAAGGAACTGGAGCGGCTGAAGGTTGTCTCGAAGCTCCCCGGCCTTGGCCTCCAGGAAGCGGTACAGGGTTCCATCCGGCTCCAGACCCTCGGCAGCAGCGCCGACGAATCCCGCAAGGTGATGATGGAGCTGGGGAACGCCCTAGCGACGGTTGGCGGCGGGAAAGAGGACTTCCGCGAAGTCATCCGGCAATTGTCGCAGCTTTCGGCAGTGGGCAAAGTCACCAAAGAAAATCTCGACCCTATCATCGAGCGCATCCCGCAGATCGCGGCGATCATGCGCGAGAAGTTCGGGCCGGAGTCGTTGGGCGACCCCGCGAAGACGTTCGAGCGGCTCGGGATTAGTTCGAAGCAGTTCATCGATATCATCGTCGCCGAACTCGGCAAGGGCGAACGCGCCGGCGCGACGTTTGCGAACTCGCTCGAAAACCTGAAGGAATCCGCATTCGAGACGGCGGCTGAGTTTGGAAAGTCGTTGTTGCCGTATGGCCAGCGGGTACTGAATGAGTTTCTAAATCCTGCGATTGAGAAGGCCAAGGAATTGGCCAAGGCATTTTCAGCAATGAATCCCGGAGCCCAGGACGCTGTGGTCGGAATTACGGCGCTGTCTGCTGCGCTCCCGTTGGTGCTGGTAGTAGTTGGAACTCTGGTCGAAAAGACAGCCGCAATAACCTCAGCGCTCAAGCGTGTCAAGGTTGCGTTTGATATCACTAGCCAAGCGAGTAACGCCTTGGGGGCTGCATTTGGCGTCGTTGTTTTGGCAATTCGCACGGCTGAGGATGTTGCCAGATTGACTAAGTCGTTCGGCGAGTTTTCAAAAGAATTAATGTTTGCAACTGGCGGCCTAAAAGGGTTCGAGGCATCGTGGAAAAGTGCTAGCGCCGTTTTCAACGCTTCTATCGTTATCCATAAGCAGATATTCGATATCCTGCGCAATATCTACAACTTGGCAGCGGAAACAGCCCGAATGCTTTCGCCTATTTTTGCGTTCGCAAAGGTGTTCGAGTCCGGGGCCGATGCGCTCCGCAAGTGGAACGGCGAATCCCGTGCGATGGACGAGGCGATTCGGTCGAACCTGTCTACCAGCCTAAAAGCTGCCGTCAACGAGAACGAGGCCATTCTTAGGCGCGGTGAACTGGAAAGCCAACTCGGGCGCGTTCGCGGCAAGTTGGACGAAGCGACGGCGGCAACGGATAAGAACGGCGCGGCCAATGGCAAGCTGAAGCCCGCGATCACTGCAGCCAAAGAAGCCGTCGACCAACTGGCGCAAGCGTTCACGCGCCTCGGAGTCTCGAATACCTCCGACGCCATCGGCGGCTTTGCGCGGGCGCGGCAGGCGCTCGGTGTCATCGAGCAAGCCTTCAAGGATGGCAAGGTTAGCACGATCGATCTGCAACGTGCTACGGAATCACTCGGACAAGAGTACCTGAAATTCATCGACGGCGTGGGCGGCATCCGCCCCGCAATGGTCGATGTTGCCGACTCTTTCGACTTCGCGGCTGAGCGGGCTATGATGGCGATTGGCGACATCCAGACCGCAGCGCAATCGGCGCGGAATTTGGCGCTGGGTCAGATGATCGTCACCGGCGACCCGACAGGCGCGGGCGCTACGCTCAACTCTGCCGACGCGGCCCGCTCCTCCCAACGCAATCTTGAAATCATCCGGCAGACGGCGAAGGGCGCGCAAGACTCATGGAAGAACGTCCGAACGGGTATCTCGCGCCAAGTCTCCACGATCCAAACCGACTTCTCCCGCGCCATCGTCAATATCATCCGTGGAACAGAGAGTATCGGCGAAGCGATGCGGAAGGTTGGCAACGCGGCGGTCGATGGCCTACTGCGGACCGGCATCGAGTTCGCGGTCAACGAAGGCATCAAGCTTCTCGGCAAGCTGCTGACCAAGCTTGGCGGCGTGGGCGCGAAGATTGGCGGCATCCTCGGCGGCTCCGGTGGCGGTGGCACGTCGGGCGGTGGTGGCGCTCAAGGCGGCGTAGGCTCTGCCGTGTCTGCTGCGTCGGGCGGCATCCTCGGCATGGTCACCAGCATCGGCTCGCTGGTGTCTGGAGTAATCGGCAATTTCCAGATG